GGAGGTTGTCTCTAACGGCAGAGAATTAGGTGAGTGTGCAGGTCAATTAGGAAGTTTCTTTGAAGGTAAACGAAAGTTAGAAAAGAAAGTTATTGAAACACCTGCAAATGAGCGTAGCCGACTAGAAGAATTTTTCGCATTAGAAGAAGTACGAAGAAAGGAAAGAGAACTCAAAGACTATATGCTGATTGCTGGGCGCCCTGGATTATGGGATGATTGGGTGAAGTTTCAGAAAATGCATGCGCAGATGGAATTAGCAGCAGCGCAAGCAAGACGACGCGCTGAAATTGAAGCCGCGCAAAGGCAAGAAGAAATTACACTGATGATCTGCATCGGGATTTTATTTGTTATGTTTGCAATTGGAATATTTGGATTTGTTTATATTATAACGAGATAAAGTATAAAAACAAGGAGCAAATAGATGAGCGATTTAGACGAGAAGGTCGACAAGTTAGAAGCAGCGGTTGACCCAAATACAGTAATCAGCATTGGCGGTTACAGTTTCACACCAGCAAAACTTATGATCGCTGGCGGTATTGTGTCCACGGTTCTTGGTGGTCTTTATGGAGCCTTCGAGTTCTATAAAGATTATATGGATATGAAGCAACAGATTCAAGAGTACGTTGCTCCAGATTTATCAGCCATCAACGAACGCATCACCAAGATGGAAGAGCGCGTCGATAATGCAGTCGTCATGGTCGACGAAAGCGGCGATATTCTCCGCGACGTTCGTTCAGATCTAAAAGGCGATATTGATAGCCTTCAAGCCGATGTAGATGCAGCCGAAAGACGTAATCGCGAACTCGATAAGGAAGTCCGCGGATTTGTCGGCGTCACAGACCGCGAAATGTCAGCCCGATTGAGAGCGATCGAACGCGAAACAGACGCTAAATTGAAAGAACTAGAGAAGAAAGTTGATGAAAAGATTCAAAAGGCTTGGGAAAATCCTTTGGCTAAATAAGAAATGATAATGGAAACATTATGCCTCCGCAATGCATCTAAGCGATATATTGTGAGTTTTCGCAATCGGGTTCTTATACTGACCCACGACTATAACGTCGCGATCAAGTATATGAATTTTGTAAACTTTGCAAAAAATGTATTAGGAGACAAAAATGAATCTATTAGCAAATTTAAAATCAATGCTATCGGACGGTGAAAACGGTTCGGTTTCATCAAAGCGAGTCATTACGTTTTTAGCGGCATTCTTGGTGTCACTTGCATTCGTATTGAATTTGTTTTGGGGATTCGTTGTTGAGAAGTTTATGTACGACTCAATGATGATGATCGTGTTGGGTGGTCTTGGTACAACGGTTGCAGAAAAGTTTGCACCAAAAAAACCACCTGTTGCCTAATATAACAGGAGAAGATAATGAGTACATTAGTTGTGTTACTATTAGTTGTTGTTGCGGGTTGGATTGTTTGGAAATTATGGAAAAAGCCAGACGCTAACAATGACGGTGCTGTAGATCACAAAGATGTTCTTGTTGCCGCTAAAGAAGTTGCTGCTGATGCTAAGGCTCATGCTGCAAATGCTCTTGACGTCAACAAAGACGGAAAAGTTGATCTTGCAGACGTAAAAGAAGTGGCTGCGAAAGTTAAGAAAGGTCGCAAGAAGAAGGCAGTATGATGAAGAAGTTTATTGCACTTATCGCATTAAGTTTCTCATCTGCTGCTCTTGCAAATCCTTACGACTTCAAAGTATTGAAAGTTAGTGATGGAGATACAGTGGTGTTCGAAGCACCATTTATGCCAGCACCTTTGAAACCGCAATTAAGTTTGCGCGTTCTTGGTGTTGACACTCCAGAAAAGGGTGCGCGTGCTGGTTGTCCAGAGGAAGCAAAAGCCGCTGAAGCAGCCAGTGCGTTTACCAAAAATCTTGTCGCAAATGCAAAGTCAATCAAAGTTGAATTAAAAGAGCACGATAAGTTTGGTGGTCGCGTCCTTGGTGATCTAATTGTTGATGGGCAGAGACTCTCTGCACTATTAATTCAAAACGGTCACGCTCGCCAATACTTTGGTGAAAAGAAAGCAAGTTGGTGTAACTGATGTTTATTTTAGAACCATTCGCTATACCATTCATTTATTTGTTTAAATGGCTTGCTTCTCTATTTTTGTTTTTATCAAATGGCACATATTGGCTTTACTCAAAATTATTGGGAGCAAGCATGTGGTTGAATGATGCAGTTGAAAGTAACATTTGGCCAAGAGATTAAATTATGCTTATACCATTACCATATAAGATCCTTGCAGTGGTTCTTTTAGTTGGCGGCGCATTTGCTGCAGGCTATAAAAAAGGATCTGACGCTGGCGAAGTTATGGTTCAAAAAGCTGCGAACGAAGCAGAGCAGTTAAAAATTGAACTTGAGAAAGAACAAGCCAACATCAAAGAACGAGTTGTTACTGAGTATGTTGATAAGATTAAAGTTGTGACTCAAAAGGAAACAATTTATCGCGACGCTGCTGAACAACAAGTTCCTGGTAAGTTTAATCTTACAAATGGTTGGGTTTACTTGCACGATACTAGTGTAAAAGGTGAAGAACTAAATCCTGAGATGGCTTCAGATGATACTGATTCAGTTGTAAAAGACAATCAGGCTCTCGGAACTGTTCTTGCTAATTATTCTATTTGTTTGCAAAATGCGCAGCAACTAGTTAGTTTGCAATCATGGATTCTTGAGACTAAAGCATCTGTTGATAAACAAAACGCTGATCGTGGTTTAGACATTAAACTTCCTGAAATGCCTTGGAAGAAAGGAGAAGCGAAATGAGATACATAATCGCTCTTTCTTTTTTGGTTCTTGCTGGTTGCGCAAATCCATTAACTCGTTTGGTGCCGAAGATTGAAATGCCTGAACCACCAAAAGAATTGATGGCTCCACCAAAACAATTAAAAACAATTACACCTCAAGCGGAAAGTGTTAAAAATGTCCCACCTAAATGAAGTCGGTTATGGTTACTTTCAACATTTGTTTCGCGCATGGAAAATCGCATTCATTTTATTAGTACATGGTGTGTTTCCAGAAATTTGGAAAACTAAAGCAAGTGATGAACTCTGTAAAGAAAGATTAGAAGACGATGCAACTCGTGCACATATGTTAAAACATATGTACGGTATTGTTGAAAAGAAACATCAAGAAACGCCAAGCATTTGGGATAGAATGTCAGATCGCGAGTTAGCGATCTTACAGGAAAAGAATAAAAATAAATAATGCTTGCATTTAAACAATTCATCTCTGAAGGATGGAGCAGCAAATACAAGAAAAGTATTGATTGTTCCAGCCCTAAAGGATTTTCACAAAAAGCCCACTGCCGTGCAAGAAAATTGCGTCAAGCAGGTATAAAAACAACTAGCAAGGCAGTAAAGTAGAATGATTGACTTCGAAAGCAGATTAAGTAAAATAGAGACTGAGGTCGCTGCAATACGAGAGAAGGTCTCCTTCTTCTCAGTCATCTACGAGAAGTTTGATAGAACACTAGACAAACTAGACGAACGTCAAATCGAAGATCGAAAAGAACTCCAGCAAATGATGGATGAGTTAAGAGTAGATCTAGTACAAGAGATGAAGTCATTGCGCGAAGAAATGGCTGCGCAACACGCAATAGAAAAACAAAAAATAGAAGATTTAAATAAATGGCGCTGGCTTGTGATGGGTGGCGCCGTTGTTGTTGGTTGGCTCATTTCGAAATTAGGTTTGCCTTTTGACATTAAGTGATATATACTATTAATTCCGTTGGCGTTTTTGTGATGTTTTATGAGTGTTTATATTGATCGAAAATATCTGTTATTAATTTCATCTCGTTTACAACAATTTAAGCAAAAAAAAGAAGATCTTTTCAATTTTCGCTGTTTGTATTGTGGTGATTCGAAGAAGAACAAACTAAAGGCTCGCGGCTATGTTTATCGCAAGTCCAACGACTACTACTACATCTGTCACAACTGCAACAAGTCTACGACGTTTGCGAAGTTTTTACAGGAAGTTGATAGTGGAGCCTATAAACAATACGCCCTCGAGCGATATGCAGTTGGTCAAACAGGATACGGCTCTAACATCAAGAAGCCTGATTTCCAACAACTCAAGGGGAACGCCTACGCCAGACTCCAGTCTACTCTCAACAAGTCCGCAGGAAGTGGAGAGACAGTTGAAAGCCTGGAGAGAACAACAAGAGCGTTTGCACATTATAGTATAGAGAATTTATGTGCAGATCACGCTGCGCGTGACTATATACAAAAGAGACAAATCCCCAAGCAGTTCTGGAAAGAGATATTCTATACAGAACACTTCAAGGATTTTCTAGATAAAGAATTCCCCCAACACGGTAAAGACGAGGTCCCTAACGACGAGCGTATCGTACTCTTTTACACTAACGAAAAGGGTGAGGTAACAAACGTCGCGGGGAGGGCTTTGTCGTCGAAGTCGAAAATACGATACGTCACTGTAAAGGTCTCAGATGAGAAGAAAGTGTTTGGATTGCACCGTTTACGGAAAGAAACTCGAATCTACGTCCTTGAAGGACAGTTTGATTCTTATTTTCTCCCGAATTGCGTTGCCTCTGGCGATAGTAATTTGGGCGGCGTGGCAGCAGTTCTTTCGAACCTAGATGTTGTGCTCGTTTATGATAACGAGCCTCGCAATAAAGATATTGTAAAGCAGATTGAAAAGTCTATTGGTAAAGGTTATAAGGTTTGTTTGTTCCCTGAAAATGTAAACGGTAAGGATATCAATGAAATGATATTGAACGGATTGACTTCTGAACAAATTAAGAGTATCATTGATACCAACACTTTCAGTGGTTTAGAAGCCAAACTGAAGTTTACAAATTGGAAAAGGTGTTGAGTATGATTACACTAGACGATCTTGGTTTAGAGATTGTTAAACACCCAATCACAAAAGTACGATTGCAGTATCATGCTGGAAAATGGTATGTGGAATATCGCCGCGCACCAAAATATTTTTTTGATCGTTGGTGGTGGTTTGATGATTCTCTTTATTCAGAATATAAAGATGCATATGTTCGCGCGCAGATGTTAGCGTCTGAAGGTGCAACGCAAGAAGTTAAACATAAGACGATCGAATTCGACGTTAAGGATTTTTAATATGAAGGTATCTCTTGTTTCATATTCCAAACCAGTTTTGGAGGGATTGGATACGCCAACGGATCTTGTGGCTTTCTGCGCAAGAGTGTCCAATCCCTCCAATCAAATGAATAGTGAGACTTCAGAAAAATTAATCAAATATTTGGTTAAGCATCAACATTGGTCGCCGCTTGAGATGGCAACAATGTGCCTAGAAATTGAAACGACGCGTGACATTGCGCGTCAAATTTTACGTCATCGCAGTTTTTCGTTTCAAGAATTCTCACAGCGCTACGCTGATCCCACCAAGGATCTAGAATTTGTAACACGTGAGGCTCGTCTTCAGGATCCGAAGAATCGTCAGAATTCTATCTCTGAAGGTGTTGACGTAATGCTTCAATATGAATGGGATAAGCGTCAACAAGACTTGATTGAACAAGTTAAGATCCATTATAACTGGGCAATTGCGAACGGTATCGCAAAAGAACAGGCGCGCGCATTGCTTCCTGAAGGATTAATTATGTCTCGCATGTATATGAGCGGAACATTAAGATCATGGATTCACTATATACAACTCCGCAGCGGTAATGGCACTCAGAAAGAGCATATGGAAATAGCGAAAGAGTGCGCAAAGGTTATCGCTGAGGTATTCCCTCTTTCAACACAATTCATAGCAACAGAATAAGGAGCAAATGATGGCAACACGTCTTCCATCGATCTATCAGGATTTCATTCACATTTCGCGCTATGCTCGTTTTAATGACGAACTAGGTCGTCGCGAGACATGGGATGAGACTGTAGATCGTTATATTAGTTTCTTTAAAGAAAAAACAAACGACAACAAAACAGTTCCATGGGAAGAATTGCGTACAGCAATTTTAAATCTCGAAGTAATGCCGTCAATGCGTTGCTTGATGACTGCTGGTCCTGCTTTGGAAAAAGATCAAGTGGCTGGATATAATTGCTCCTATGTCGCCATTGATACACCAAAAGCATTCGATGAGATCATGTACATTCTCATGTGCGGAACTGGCGTCGGATTCTCTGTTGAATCAAAGTACACAAATAAACTTCCAGAAGTTCCAGAAGAACTTCATGAAACAGACACAACTGTTGTCATTGCTGATAGCAAGATTGGTTGGGCTTCAGCATATCGTGAGATCATTTCTCTTTTGTATTCTGGAAAAGTTCCAAAATGGGATGTGTCAAAAGTACGTCCAGCGGGTGAGCGTTTAAAGACTTTTGGTGGTCGTGCGAGTGGACCAGAACCATTGGTTGATTTAATTAAATTCACTCTCAATATCTTTATGAAGGCACGTGGTAGGAAACTATCAACGTTGGAGTGTCATGACATTGTTTGCAAGATTGCTGATATTGTTGTTTGCGGTGGTGTTCGCCGTAGTGCTCTCATTTCTCTTACCGACCTCAACGATGACCAATTGCGTCATGCAAAGTCGGGTGACTGGTGGACACACAATGGACAACGTGCACTGGCAAACATTTCAGCGGTGTATGACAAACAAGTAGACATGGACACATTCATGAATGAATGGCATGCTCTGTATATGTCAAAGTCTGGTGAGCGCGGTATTTTCTCACGTGCTGCATCACAGGCTGTTGCTGCGAAGAATGGTCGTCGCGATCCAAAGCATGAGTTTGGTACAAATCCATGTTCTGAAATTATTTTGCGTCCATTTGAATTCTGCAATCTTTCTGAGATTGTTGTTCGCGCAAATGATGATGTTGACTCATTGAAGCGCAAGGCTCGTTTGGCTACGATCATTGGTACACTTCAATCAACGTTGACAGACTTCCGTTATATAAACAAGCGTTGGAAGAACAACTGCGATGAAGAGCGTTTGTTGGGTGTATCGTTGACAGGTATTTGTGACAGCAAACTTCTAAATAAGCCGTCTCAGAAACTGGCGGATGCATTGGATGAAATTCGTTTACACTGTGTTGAAGTCAATAAGGAACTCGCCTTTGCTCTTGGTGTTCCACAGTCGGCTGCAATCACTTGCGTTAAACCTTCAGGCACTGTTTCTCAATTGGTGGATTCCGCATCAGGCATTCACCCACGTTATTCTCAGTTTTATGTCCGTCGCGTAAGAGCAGATATGAAAGATCCTCTAGCCACATTTATGATTGGCAAGGGATATAAGGCTGAAGAAGATTTCTACAGCAAGTCAAACTGGGTGTTCAGTTTCCCAATGAAGGCTCCAAAGAACTCTGTCACACGTCATGATATGACTGCGATTGAACAATTAGAACTTTGGAAGATCTATCAGGATCACTGGTGTGAACATAAGCCATCAATCACCGTATACGTTGGTGATGATGAGTGGATGGAAGTTGGCGCATGGGTCTATAAGAATATTTCTATTCTCTCTGGCGTTTCATTCTTGCCACGAGACAATGGTTCTTATCGCCAAGCGCCTTATGAAGAAATTGATGAGGTTAAGTATAATGAACTTCTTGCTCTCCAAAACGTTGACATCAACTGGGTGGAGTTTATGGAAGAAACAGATACTACGACTTCAGCAAAGGAACTTGCGTGCACTGCCGCAGGTGGTTGTGAAATTTAATAGGAGAATGATATGGATCCACTAATTGCAACTATTATTTGGTTTGCTGGTAACTTTGCACCAGAGGGTTATCTTTACTGTAATGGAGCAACATTGCCAATTCAACGCAATGAGGCTCTTTATAGTTTAGTTGGTAACTATTATGGTGGTGATGGTCGTACCAATTTTAAATTACCAGACCTTCGTCCAGATGTGATTGAATATCAAATCACAAAGGATAAGGATGGAAATGAAAAAGTCATTGCTGTTGTGAAGGGCAAGCGTGACTGGCGTCCTGATGAAGCAAAGTGTTTAATTGCTACACAGGGTGTTTATCCTTCGCGTCCATAATGTTGTTGAGTCTGTTGTAAAAAAGGAGAAAAATATGAAGAAGTCAATTCTAGTCGGTATCGTTGCACTTGGTCTTACTGCTTGCGCAGAAAAGGTCGAAGATCAACCAACTGATGCAGTAACTGCCGAAGCGCCAGCCGCTGAAGCCGCTCCTGCTGAAACACCTGCCGCAGATGCTGCTGTTGAAGCCGCTCCTGCTGCTGATGTTGCTGTTGTTGAGGCACCAGCCGCACAATAAATAATCCATTAATCTGTTAGTTTGTTTTGGGAAATAATGAGGTGACTTGTGAAATTTAGTATTATCACCGCGACACATTTAAAAAATGCGTTTTTATATGAACTGTATCAGAGTTTAACAGAACAAACCTATACAGATTGGGAATGGGTATTATGGCTCAACGGGGGTGCATCTCGCACCCTCGTTGATTCAGCGATCGTAAATGATCCACGTGTTAAAATTTATGAATGCAACGAAAATAATACCTGCGTTGGATTCAATAAACATAATGCATTTATGAAAGGCGAAGGGGACATTCTTGTTGAAGTCGATCACGACGACCTTCTCCTTCCAAATTGCTTAGAAGAACTCAAACAAGCCTTTGAAAATAATTCAGATGTCGGTTTCGTTTACAGTAACGATATTAACTGGCATATGAAAGATGAGTTCACCCCATACAATCCATATTACGGATGGGAACACGAAACATTTAAATGGCGCGAAAAAGAATATTACTCAATGATTTCTTTCGCACCATCAAGTCACAGCGTTGCATTTATTTGGTACGCACCAGACCATGTTCGTGCATGGCGCACAGACCTTTATCGTAAGATTGGTGGGCATGATCCTAAACTTGATATCTGCGACGATCACGAATTGATGATCCGCACATATCTTGCAACCAAGATGCATCATATTAGCAAACCTCTTTATGTTTATCGTATCACTGGTAACAATACATGGCTTGAACGCAATAAAGCCATTCAAGAGCGCACTGTTGAATTGTTCCATAAGCATGCCTGGGATCTTGCTGTTAAAGATGCGAGAGATCGTAATCTGATGGTTGTTGATCTTGGTGGCGGTATCAATCCAAAGCCAGGCTGCACAACGCTTGACCTTGAAGGCGGCGACATTACCTGTGATCTAAACGAAGGCATTCCGCTTCCAGACAATAGCGTTGGTGTGTTGAATGCATCGCATCTAGTTGAACATTTGAACGATAAACATAAGATTATGTCTGAAATTTATCGTGTGCTTGCTGACGGTGGTTGGGCATTCATTGAAGTACCAAGTACAGATGGACGTGGCGCTTTCCAAGATCCAACTCACGTTAGTTACTGGAATGAAAACTCTTTCTGGTATTACACAAGAAAAGATAAAGCGCGCTTCATTCGCAACGACACAATTAGATTCCAAGATTTCCGCCTAGATACAATTTGGTGGGAAGATAAGATTGCAGTTACGAATGCTTGGCTTGTTGCCGTAAAAGAAAATAAGAGAAGACCGCATCCTGTAAAGATCTAATAGAGTTAATATATCATGGCTGATAAAATTGCAATATTCTATCACATATATCAGGAAAATCATTGGGCTGAATTATTTGAAAGGCAGATTATTGCCTTACAACAGTCTGGTTTATATGATGCAGCCAATCATATTCATTTCGGCATTAATGGAGATAAACCATTACCTTTTGATCTCATAAAAGTTAAGTCGATCAAAAGGAATATCAAAACAGATACTGAAGCCGACACTCTTTTAGATTTATATAAGTTTGCATTACAAAATCCAAACTATAAAATTCTCTACATGCACACCAAAGGAGCAGGTTGGAGTGTAGAAAAGATAAAGAAAGATACGCACTATGAAGTAATTAAAGATATTTTACACGTTAATGTGAATCACTGGGCAAATTATCTCGGTTACTTTAACATTAATCGTTGGAAAGATTGTGTTTCTTTACTTAACGAATATGACTGCGTAGGTACTGAATGGGAAAAAGAAGCGAATCTTGGTAATCACGCGATTACCATTCCCCACTATTCTGGTAATTTTTGGTGGGCAAATTCAGAATATATTTCGCAACTTGATCCAGGGTTCTTGTATGAGAACAATCCTTGGAAACGTCACCAGCCAGAGTTTTGGATTGGAACTCGAAATCCACACTATTTCAATTATTACACCAGTGGTAAGAACAAGTATTTGAAGCCTGTAGAGGCGAGCGAATATGAAAACCTACCCATACGCAAACAGGTAAATGTTATGAACAGAGCAAATAGAGAAAAGGTTATCGATGGTATTTTAAGTTCTTGGAAACCACAAAGTATTATTGCTCACTGGTTAGTTAATGAACTAAAAGCAAACACCATTGTTGACTTGGGTGTCGATTATGGGTATTCGACGTTCACTTTCGCATTACCTGAAGTTGGTACAGTTTATGGCATCGACAATTTCAAACCTGATCCTCATACAGGTTCGCATCCTGATCAGAAAGAAAAATTGTTCGCTGCACTAAAGCAACTAGATTTAAAAAATGTTGAAATTGTAGAAGGTAATTTTTCTGAGGTTGCCCAGATTTGGGAAAAGCCAATTGATATTCTTCATATTGATGGATATCATGCATATGAATCTGTAAAAGAAAACTTTGAGAACTGGTCTAAATTTTTAACAGAGAACGGTGTTGTGTTATTTCATAACACAAAAGTTGTACGGGAAACATTTGGGGTAAATAAATTCTTTAAAGAATTGAATTGGCCAAAGCTGAATCTCAAGAGTGGTTATGGGCTTGGCATTGCAACTAAAAATACTAAACTATTGGAACTAATCTCTGCCAAATTCTCAGAAATTGTAGAGGCAGAGAGTCCAAAGGGTGCAAAGATCTGTATGATCTCGATGTTTAAAAATGAAGCGAATAATATTCGTAAGATGCTTGACTCTGTCGCTCCATATATTAAGTATTGGGTCTTGCAAGATAACGGATCAACAGACGGCACAGTTGATATTGTAAAGCAATGGGCAGCAGAGACAAATATCCCAGGATATCTTTACAAGGTTGAAGAGGGTTGGGTAAATTTCGGTTGGAATCGCGATCATCTTTTACAAACTGCTTTAAAGCGCGATCACGGTTGTGATTGGATTATGAAGATGGATTGTGATGAAACTTTGGAAGTTGGCGCCGACTTTGATTGGTCTATTTTTGAAGATACCCGCCCACAAAGTTTCCATGTCACTTCAATTGCACCAGGATTGATTTACTATAGAGCATGGATTTGGAATGCCAAATTACCTTGGAAGTTTAATCATGATCCTGCGCACGAAACAATTACCTTAGAAATGGATGGAATTGGAGAAAATTTCGTAAGAACAAGTCTACCGAAATCCTTTAGGATGATTGGTGGAGTTTCACATGGCGAAAGTTATTCAGTTCCAACCAAATATGTGACTGATGCACTTAAACTTGAAGAGAAGTTAATTCGCGAAGGTACAATGCTGACCGACCTATATCATTTTTGGTATATCGGTAAGTCTTATGAAGATTGTTATCGCGGAAATTTCTTCCCTCTCAAAGAAGTTCATCAGGAAGAATATGCTCGCCGCTGCATATTTTATTTCAATAGTGTTGTGAATCATACTCACAACTTTAATGAAACACAAAAAGCGGCACATATTGATGAGATGGCATACTATGCAATCTGCGCTATTGGTAATGCCTATCGTTTCTTAAAAGAGTATGATAAAGCAATTTGGCACTACGAAAAGTCAGAGCAGTTTGCTGAGGTTCGAAACGATCACCACATTCATCTCGCAGAAATTTACTGGGAACTGCAAGAGTGGGATAAGATGCATAAACATACATCGTTTATGATGAGACCAGAGAGAACAAACCCATTTCCATCATATCATTTCTTGATCAATACAAACATGTATTATGATACGGGAGAATATCCAAAGTACCTGCATAATATTGCAACTGAAAATTTAAACAAAGAAAAACCAGTTTGGAAATTGAATGCAAAATCTGCCCAGAAAAAGAGAATTTTCGTTGTTGACAATTTTTATGCTGATCCGTACGCAGTTCGTAATTACGCTTTGAAACAAAACTTCGAAGGCGATATTGACTGGTATAAGGGTAAGCGAACTAAAACTAAATTCTTAACTTCTGAAATGAAAAAGTCATTTGAAGAACTCATGGGTATTAAGATTCAGAAATGGGATCATGGTATGAACGGAAGTTTGCAATACTGCACGCCAGAAGACTTGCTCGTATACCATTACGATTCACAAACTTGGGCAGGTGCAATTTACTTAACACCAGATGCACCATTTGACACAGGTACTTCATTGTTTGCTCATAAGAAAACTCGCATTCGTCACATGGATGAACCAGGAGCAGATCAATGCTTTGCTGGTGGGTTTTATGATTCTACTCAATTTGAACTTGTGGATACCATTGGCAATGTGTTCAATCGTTTAGTGATTTGGGACGCAAGAAGTTTCCATGCTGCCAACAAATATTTTGGAACAAATTTGCAAGATTCGCGTTTGTTCCACCTTTTCTTCTTTGATTAAAAGATATATACTCACATGGCATATTTAAACGCTAACATCCCGCCCATAGAATGTTATGTGCGGTCTAATTTTCTTCAGAACAGAACAGAGTTCGATGAAGCGAAGGACACATATCTTCCCGTCCTTATATTCGGCGTGGCGTCGATACCGCATCGTGCCCCGCTTTTTCATTTCATCAAAGAAGAATTATACAATTTAGTTTTGTGGGACTCTTTCAGTTCATATATCGGTGTGACACAATATGATTTTCTCTGTAACAAGAGAATGAAGTATATTGATAGAAATAAAAAATGGAACGAAGGGACATATTTGTTTACACTTGATTGGTCACAGGAAGATCGTAACATTGCTGATGTTGGGTTTAGCGAAGTCCCTGGACAACATAAGTGTGGTCATGTTATCAAACTAGATAATGGTAACTTTGCTATTCAACCTAACAATAGAATTCGTGCATTTGAGCCATCTTTTGTGACCAAGCCTGGACAAAACGTTATTGAACGCAAGTTAGGTACAAGTATGTGGTCTGTAGAAAATACGTCAAAATGGGTTTTATCTGACGATGATCGTTATGACTACGAAGTAAAGCAAAAATGATGTCATTGAGTGTGAAAGATTATCTGAAAGTTTATGATAATTTTCTTGATAAAAAAACATGTAAAGCAGTCGTAAAACAACTAAAGAAAACTGACTGGCAACTACATACATTCTATCAAGCAAGTACAGGTGAATATGTCAGTTATGATAAAGAGCTTTCTATTTCTTATGGATTAGAAATTCCAGAAACAGTAGAAATTCAAAAGAAAATTTGGTCAGCAATTGAGCAATATATTATTAAAGATCATGCTCATATGAAAAATTGGTATAGTAGTTGGAATGGGTATACACAATTAAGATATAATCGTTATAACACTGATACGCAAATGAAATTGCATTGCGATCATATTCATAGCATGTTTGATGGCGATAGAAAAGGTGTCCCAACTCTTTCTATTCTTGGTTCGTTAAACGATGATTATGAAGGCGGTGAGTTGGTGTTCTGGGAACAAGAAGAAATTCAACTCAAAGCGGGTCAGATTATGATTTTTCCAAGCAACTTTATGTATCCACATAAAGTAATAGAAGTAACAAAAGGAACTAGATACAGTTTTGTATCTTGGGTTTGGTAACGGAGCAAAAATGATTTCAGACGAATATAAAAAGGTCAATTGTACAAATTGCGAATCGGAGTATTTCTTGAAGTATTATCTCGAAAAAGTCACAAATGAACCACAATACTGTCCTTTCTGCGGCGAAGAAATAGAAGAAGATTATGAAGAAGATGAAGAAGAGGACGATTACGAAGAAGACGCAGACGACAGAGACTACAACTGATATCCTAAATACTTGTCAGTGATTTTACTGATGAGTATTTTATGCTGGATTATGAAAACCCATGGCTATACGATGGAAAGCCATTCACGTCAGAAGATATTCAAGACTACTATGGCTTTGTCTATTGCCTAACTGACACTTTCAACAATAAAAAATATATTGGACGCAAATACTTCTGGTCTGTTCGTACAGTCAAGAAAGTAAAAGGTCGTCGTAAAAAGAATCGCAGTGAAAGTGATTGGAAAGAATATTATGGATCCTCTAAGAACGTTCAGAGTATCGTAGAACAATACGGTAAGGAACGATTCAAGCGCGAAATTATTTCTTTGCATAAAACCAAAGGTGAGGTAAACTATAACGAAGTAAAGACTCAGTTCAAGTTGGAAGTGCTCGAAACTTTAGACGAGAACAACGAAAGAGTTTACTATAACGAAAATATAGCAAACAGATATTTTTACCGCAATCAAAAAGAGGGGAAACCGAAATGACAATCAATGAACTTGTCGCTGATGGAAAAGACTTTGATGGCGTCTATTTCTGCAAGTCTAATGAAAATGGTACTGAAGGTTGGTCTTTGACATTCCTGAATCTTGAGCGAAAGCAAGATCGAAAATTTGAAGAGCATGAAATTGGAATTAAATATCAGATCATGCTTCATGATGAAAGTGATAAAGTTGAAATCTTCGAAGCCGTTCTTGGCGACCCAAGATCATATTTGAAAAATATGATAGATTGCAATCAACAAGGCATGTTGATGAAAAAGTGTAAGCGATCCCAAAAAATATTTTCCAAGATTCTGGGTAAAAAGGAATTTCGCAATTTCCAGCGACTTTTCGACGCTCCCTAATGAGAAGCCCGAGGAGCCGTTTTTCAGCCTCCCACCCCCACCCTATAGGGTCATTTCAACACCGCTCTAATAGCCTCTAATGCGGTTTTAGGGGCTATCGTAAGTTATTGATTTTATTCAGTTTATTGTATTTTACCTTTCAGGGCGATTATGCTATACTTGTTGGGTGAGTTGATAAATGGAAGGAAAAAAATGGCTACGAAAACAGCGTTAGATATACTCAGAAACGCAGATTGGGAGGCATTTTCGACCCCAAAAGGCACCCACGGTTACATCAAGGCGAACTACAAGGGCAACCAAGTAAGTATACGCGACGACAGTCACGACCTCATAGTTAAGCGGAACGGCAAAATCGTGAAGCGATACTACGTCGGCGGCACGGAAGAATTTGAGTCCCTTTTTCCGCTATTCTGGGGCGGCGGCGTGTAAGTTGTTGATTTTTAAGTAAAAAAGACCCCTGTGTAAGTCATTGATTTCACAGGGGTTTTTCTTATTGTGTTTTTTCTCAATATCGTGTATAATAGTCTTATGTTAATCAATAAGGTGAAAAAATAATATGCCCCGAGGCGTACCCAAGGCAGGTTTTCGACGCACTAAAAAGCAACAGCGGATTGGTGTAAACTTCGCCCAACCGCAGTTTATACAGCCGACCAAGACAGAGTCGGTCGCCGAAATTGAGGCGAAGTTGAAAGATCGTTTCGACGCTCTTGAGATTATGGCTGAAGCCACTGGGCGCGGAATCAACCGATCGTTGATCGTTTCAGGTCCCGCTGGACTTGGTAAGTCATACACGGTTGAAGCCAAGATGGCTGAACTTGAGCGCAAGGGTCATCACGTCAACTACATTAAGGGATACGTGCGCCCTCTAGCACTTTACAAGTTGCTGTACGAGTCGCGTTTCACCAATTCTGTACTCGTGTTCGACGACTCAGATTCGATTTTTCACGACGACGTCAGCATGAACTTATTAAAGAGTGCGTGCGATTCGACCGATCGTCGCGTTTTGCATTGGTTGTCGCGTTCACTCGAGCGCGAGGAAGATGAGGACGGCGAGAGCATTCCTGAGAAATTCGAATTCGAAGGTTCGGTCATTTTCATTACGAACTACGATTTCGACGCTTTGATCAATTCAGGTTATAAGTTGGCGCCACATTTTGAAGCACTTGTGTCGCGTTCGCACTATCTCGATCTTGCGATGAAGACCAAGATGGATTATCTTGTGCGAATCAAACAGGTTGTGCGTAGTGGCATGTTGCGTTCGCGTGGATTCAGCGATACTGACGCGATCGTAATTATGGAATTCATTATCAATAACGTTGAGCGTCTGCGCGAGTTGTCGCTTCGTATGGTTGTAAAGATCGCTGGTCTTTACAAGATGGATCGTAACAACTGGCAGAAACTTGCGAAACAGACTTGTTTCCGCGCAAGTTAAATAAAGATTGATTTTACAACTTATATAAGGTAAGATATTCTCATGGCAAAGTTCATACCGAAGGTTGTTCCCGAACCTACTTGGGAAAAGCGCACTGAACCCTGCAGCCAATTCGATTTGGTGTTCGCATTTCAGTGGTATAATCACAATAAAGACTCCAAAGATGCTCGCAAGTATCTGGTTGAATATCTAACCAAGAACAATCAGATTACAGAATTGCAAAAGCAAGCAGCATCGAGTTTGAATCTCTCTTGGAATATCGTTGACGGTTGGTTGGCTCGATGCCTCAGTCGTGGCGCATGGATTCCTGATGGCGTCTATAATAATTTTCAGGAGCGCATGAATGTCTTCCGAGATCGCTTGGACAAAATCGTCACAGAAAAGAATCTTGCAACAACAGTCGTTGACACAAGCAACGTCATCTCAATTCAAGACCGAGTCCAATCCAAAGTCGACTATTTCATCATGGAACTTGAAGGCGTATCCGCGTCCTCGTAAAGAGATGATCGAGGCTGCGAAATTCTTTACACTAGTCATGACCGACGCTGAGAAACTTGCCTCCAATAAGAACGCTGCTCGCAAGCCGCGAAAGAAGAAGCCTATTTCTTTCGAGAAGAAGGTCAAGAATCTCAAATTCAAGAAAGACGATATCGACAACAAGTTGGTTTCGATCGATCCCGTCAAGATCATGGGAGCCGAAAAGTTATGGGTCTATAACGTTAAGACTCGCAAACTGGGTGTTTATGTAGCCTTGGATAACGCTGGTCTTGCGGTTAAAGGTTCCAGTATCGAGAACTATAAATATGGTGAGTCGATCTGTAAGACTCTTCGCAAGCCGAAGGATGTTCTATCCCGAGTCTTGGAAGGTGGTAAAGTTGTATTGCGTAAGGTCAGCAACTATCTAACGAAAACCGATTCGGCGATGATTCGAAAGTATTCTCGATTCGTCTTGAATCGGATGGTGCGCCCTTGCATTCAGAAGCGATCTAAAATTAACGTCAAGGTTCTTGGCGAACAAGAGATTAAAGATGCTGCTGACTTGTTAGACTTGAAGAAGTACAAGGCATGGTGTACCTATGATGGTCTTGACGAAGAAGGCAACAAGAAGTTTACTGTTGTTCTAAATTACAAACGAATTAACAAACTAGGCAAGAAGCCAATTACAAGACTCAAGCAAATTCTAATTGATCTTGGACACGAACTCACTCATGTGAAGCAATATCTTAATAATGAATTGTTCGACTATAAGAGTGGCGATGTAAGATACAAGGGATTGTTCTTCGATGTTTCTCACTATATGGATGAAGAGAAATATTTCGAAAGCCCTTGGGAAATCGAAGCCTATGGTAGAGAGTTGGGTCTGTATAGGATCTTTTGTAATAAACTTAAAGAGGAGCGTTTGAGTAAATAATCATGTCTAGTAAAAAGAAGAATGAGTTCCGTGAAAAAGATTACAGTCGGAACAGCGAAGGCTTAAAGCAGCGAAGATTGAAAGATGAAAGTCGTTGGAAGTTTAATCCTAACGACGAATATGTAAGCGACGATGATCTTGATGATCTCGAAGAGGATGATTACGATTCAGACTCTTATCGCTTCAGATAGTATTCACTTATAGATTGATTTGACTTTACAGTTGAATTA